ATCAGCCGGTGCAGGGGTTTCGCTGTCAGCCGGTGCAATGGTAGGGCTCATGGCCTGCATGGCCTTGACCATTGCCGCCGCAAAGACTTCTGCACTGGATGCTTCAGCGGTTGATGCTTCCTCCGGTTCGAGTATGTCGATGTTTTCAATCAGGCAACCGGCTTCGTAATCTTCGATAACGAAATCGACTTTCACCTGCTCGTAGTTCTCAACCTGATCAAGTTTCGGGTTTTCGACGATGTGGCGGCGATGACCGTCTTCATACAGATAGATTGAGATGTTATCGAGCGTGGTAATAAACACGCTGTTCGCCGGGAAGAACGGCGCGCGAACCGCCTGCAACTGGCCGATGGTTTTCTGGCTGATGATCAGCTCGCCGGAAAGCTGTTCGCTGTTCGGCTGGAACTTGTTAATCATCGGGAAGTATTTATCGGTCAGAATCTTGCGGCCACAGATGACCACCATTTCAGGGTTTTCACGGTGAATTTCCGCAACCAGAGATTCAAAGGCATCCATGACCAGCGCGTCGAGGTTCGCATAATGACCGCCTTTGCCGACTTTGATGGTGTCGGAAATCACCGTGCCATCTTCATCAGTAATGCTGGACATCACGCGCTCTGGTGCATCGTTGCGATACTTTTGCAGCCAGCCCACGGCCACATCCTGAAGCAGCGGATTTTGCGCACGGTTCGACGTTGCCGCACGGCTCACGCCATTAAAACCAATGGTGATGTAGTCCAGCGCCTGACGCTTAATGATGGCGTTACGGATACGGATCTGGAAATCCTGGTAACGCGCCCACAGGTCGAGTTTGTTGTACTTCAGGTGATAATCGAAGTTAACCGGATGGCAGAAATAACGGTACGCATCGAGCTTCGTGAAATCAGCGGTTTTACGCTCTACACCGCCGTCGGTGTCAGCCGTGCTGGCGATGGAGCCGGAAACATCCATACCGACCTTTTCCTCGGTCAGCTCGCTGACCGTCACCATATTGATAAGCTTCAGGAAAGAGGACGACTGCTGGATTTTGTCAAACAGGGTCTGTGTCACGGACGGTTCGACAGAGAACTTATTAGCCAGATCGCTTACCCCGATACCGTTCAGCTCAGCGATGCGGCTCAGGTATTTGTTAAATGCAAAACGGGTCGCTTTATTCATGTGTTGTATTTTCCTTAATGGATTTCGGGAATTAGCAGTCGGTCAGCGTGGCGTCGCCAGCGTCGCCGCCAGTGCTTAACTTGCGGCGCGGCTGCGTGCGGCTTTCGGTTGTATCCAGCGTGTTATGGATCGTGCTGAACTGCTTCTCGGCGGCATCAGCCTGTTCGGTCTGCGCCTTTTTGATGGCCGCAAGCTCGTTTTCGAGCTTACTGAAGCGGGTTTCGGCACTTTCGCCGCTGGTCTGTACGCGCTCGGCGATGGCGGTCACGGCTTCGCGGACGTCACCAAATCGCGCATCGTCGTCAGCCTGTTTGCGGCTGAAGATAGTGCGCACGGTGTCGCTCAGCTTGTTGAGAAGGGTGTCGGGCTGGTCTTCAAAAACAATTTCAGCCAGCGTGGCAACCGAGAAGAGATCGCCAGGCTGTTCTTTTTTACCGGCCAGCGGGTTTTGCTGTGCATTAGAGCAAAACTGAAGGTATTCAGTGCCGAGGCTTGCCGGGTCATCCGTTACAGCCAGGCCAATGAGGTGACACTTGCCGGTGTTAGCGAAATTCGGGCGGATTTCCATGGAGGTGTAGACCTTCTGGCCTCTCCCTACCATTTCGACCAGATTGTCGAGCGGGGCGATTTTGCCAAAGAGCGCCAGCTTGCCTTTGAGCGCTGAGTCGTCGTCGATGGTTTCGGCTTTCACTTCGGTTACATCGCCATAACGGCAGAACTGGCCGTCAGGGTATACGGTGCGGATGTGTTCGAGGTTGATGCGACAGCCATAAACACGCGGATCAAATCCGTCCGCCATTTCCTGAATATCCGTCGCGCTGATTACGCGACCGTCGCAGGTGTCACCCTCGACGCCGATGCGAAACCATTTCGAAATTTTTTTAGCCATGAGTCAGGTGTCCTGAGTTGGGTTATCGGGTCGGATGTAGTTTCCCGACTCAGCCCGTCACCAGCCACCGATTGCAGAAGTGCAACGCCTGACACAACAGGGGCTTAGCGATTCATCCCGCCTGAATCTTTAGCCTTGCCGTGTACTCATAACGGCGAGGTTTACATGACCATTACCACCGACACATCCATACTCAGCGACCCACGCCGACAGGCGGCGCTGCTGTTCTGGCAGGGCTTTTCCGTGCCGCAAATCGCGGAGCGCTTGCAGGTAAAGCGCCCCACGGTTCAGAGCTGGAAACAGCGCGACAAGTGGGAAGAGACCGCACCCTTAAACCGGGTCGAATACACCCTTGAGGCGCGCCTGATTCAGCTTTATGCAAAGCCTGACATGACCGCCCATGATTTTAAGATTGCGGATTTTCTGGCGCGCCAGATGGAACGGTTTGCGCGGGTAAACCGCTATGGGCAGACCGGTAACGAGGCGGATCTCAATCCGAACGTGGCAAACCGCAATAAGGGGGAAAAGAAGAAGCCGAAAAAGAACTTTTTCAGCGAAGAGGCTATCGAGAAACTCGAAGAGATTTTCCTCGAACAGGCTTTCGAGTATCAGCTCGAATGGTGGCGCGCGGGGCTGGCGCACCGTATCCGGCATATCCTGAAATCCCGTCAGATTGGTGCAACGTTCTATTTTGCGCGTGAGGCGTTATTGCAGGCGCTCAAGACCGGCCATAACCAGATTTTTCTCTCTGCGAGTAAAACGCAGGCTTACGTTTTCCGAAAATACATCGTCGCCTTTGCCCGACTGGTTGACGTGGAGCTCACAGGCGATCCGATTGTGCTCGGCAACAATGGGGCTGAATTGCTGTTCCTTGGCACCAATGCCAACACCGCGCAGAGTCACAACGGTGATTTGTATGTTGATGAAATTTTCTGGATACCGAATTTCCAGTTACTGAGGAAGGTCGCCTCGGGCATTTCCTCGCAGGAGCATCTGCGGACAACCTATTTTTCGACACCCTCCTCACTGGCGCACGGTGCCTATCCGTTCTGGTCAGGTGATCTGTTTAACCGTGGGCGCTCAAGTGCAAGCGAGCGCGTCGAAATCGACATTACCCATGCAGCGCTCGCAAAGGGCGTCGCCAGCCCGGATGGGCAGTGGCGTCAGATTGTCACCATTGAAGATGCGCTTGCCAAAGGCTGCACGCTTTTCAATATCGACACCCTTCGCCGTGAAAACAGTGTTGATGACTTCCGCAACCTGTTCATGTGCGAATTCGTTGATGACAAGGCGTCGGTGTTTCCGTTCGAAGAGCTGCAACGCTGCATGGTGGACAGCCTCGAAAAATGGGAAGACTACGTGCCATTCTCCGACAGGCCATTTGGACACCGCCCGGTGTGGATTGGTTATGACCCGTCATTGCGGGGCGACAGCGCCGGTTGCGTGGTTATCGCGCCGCCAGTTGTTGCCGGTGGCAAATTCCGCATCCTTGAGCGTCACCAGTGGAAGGGAATGGACTTCGCACAGCAGGCGAACTCTATTCGCGAGCTGACTCAAAAATATAACGTCGAATACATCGGTATCGATGCAACCGGGCTCGGTCAGGGGGTCTTCCAGTTGGTGCGCTCCTTCTACCCGGCAGCGCGTGAGATTCGATACACGCCGGAAATGAAAACCGCGATGGTACTGAAAGCGAAAGACACCATCGGGCGCGGGTGCCTTGAGTATGACGTCAGCGCAACCGACATCACGCAGTCGTTTATGTCAATTCGCAAAACCATGACCAGCAGCGGACGCAGCGCAACCTACGAGGCAAGCCGCACTGAAGAGGCAAGCCACGCGGATTTAGCCTGGGCAACCATGCACGTATTAATTAACGAACCACTGACAGCCGCCAGCGGCCAGCCGTCATCCAGCATCATGGAGTGGAACTAATGAGCAAGTACAAAAATAAAAACAAGTCACAACCGGCCACCCGCAATCACACGGCTGAACCGGCGCAGAGCATGGAGGCATTTACTTTCGGGGAGCCGACAGCGGTACTGGATCGCCGCGACATTCTCGATTACGTCGAGTGTATCGATAACGGTCAGTGGTACGAGCCGCCGGTCAGCTTCTCCGGTCTGGCTAAAAGCATGCGCGCTGCGGTTCACCACAGCTCGCCGATTTACGTAAAGCGTAACATTCTGGTTTCGACCTACATCCCGCACCCGCTGTTATCGCGTCAGGACTTCAGCCGGTTCGCACTTGATTACATGGTGTTTGGCAATGCTTTTATCGAACAGCGGCGCGGCCTGAGTGGCAAGGCTTTGAAATATGAAACATCACCGGCCAAATACACCCGCCGTGGGGTTGAGGAGGATACCTACTGGTTTATTCAGTCGTTTACACAGCCGCACCAGTTTGAACCGGGAAGCGTTTTCCATCTTCAGGAGCCTGATATCAATCAGGAACTTTATGGGATGCCGGAATACCTCAGCGCGCTTAATTCTGCCTGGCTGAATGAGTCCGCCACGCTGTTTCGACGCAAGTATTATCAGAACGGCGCGCATGCGGGTTACATCATGTACGTCACCGATGCCGCGCAGAGCAGCACGGATGTTGAGGCATTGCGAAAGGCAATGCGGGACTCGAAAGGGCTGGGCAACTTTAAAAACCTGTTTTTCTATGCCCCGAACGGCAAGGCGGACGGCATTAAGATCGTGCCATTGAGCGAGGTCGCCACCAAAGACGACTTTTTCAATATCAAGAAAGTCAGCGCCGGTGATTTACTTGATGCGCACCGTATCCCGTTCCAGTTGATGGGGTGCAAGCCTGAGAATGCCGGTTCAGTCGGTGACGTCGAGAAGGTCGCAAAGGTATTTGTACGCAATGAGCTGACGCCGCTTCAGTCACGATTCATGGAGCTGAATGAATGGGCGGGTGAAGAGGTGATCCGCTTTGAGCAATACTCATTAGAATCCTGATTTATCGACTTCCTCAGCCGCCCAACCGGGCGGCAAAACACCCCACCCATCAATCGCGCTCAGCGCGCCAACACAACGACATCACTTCAATACATCTCGTTACTCACATGATGACGCGTTAACGCGACAGCGAGCCGCTGAGGCGTCATAAAATTAAAATAAATATCACGGCTAGCGCGCAATGCTCTCCCCGCCACGCCTGCCCGCTTGATGTGTCTCTTTTGATGCAGGTGCATCAGATGCCACGACCCGCGCCAGCACTGGTGCTGGCTGGCAATATACAGCTAGTAAAACTAATGCAAAATAATGCAGCCAGATATAATTTATTTTTGCTCAGATTTAGAGCTTTTGAAAAGACCGCTAACCACAAATCCAACAAGTCCAATAATACTAATTGTGCATGTACCTAGAAGAGCCAAAATGACTTCTTTTGGTGGATCGCCATCATGCTTAGCAACGTATATAAACATTATCAGCGCAACAAAAACACACCACCGCTCCATAAAACTGAAGGTTTTGTCTGCCATATCTTTGCGCAGAGAGTTATCAGTATGCTTACCATCTGCTTCGGCATGTTTAACTGCGGCTGAAGCCCGCGCTTCAATAAGCTTAACTCGAGTGTCAAGACTTGATAGCCAAGCATTCTGTAATTCATCTTCATCACTAGTTGCTGCACCTTGATTCGATGTTTTTGGATCTGGAGGTAATGAAGGGCCATGGAGTGGTGGTGGTGGCTCTGGTAGAGTTGGTGGTAAACCACCCAGTGGTGCAACGCCTGTTACAGCCTGCTCTGTAGCTTTGGTTTCTTGCTCTAGTTTACTGGCTTCAGATTCAGACATAAAAAAATCCCGTCGGATGAACGGGATTAATCTTAATTATCGTTACAGTCCTATGCAAGAGCGATCTTTTGCCATCAGTCTCTTGTAGTAGTTATTTATTAACGAGTCGGGAATGATACTTTGACCAGCATGATAAGTCTGGTACCAAGGGGTACCTTGGCGATGAGTGAACTCTGATAAAACTTCACCACTGTAACCACCATAAGTATCATAAACAACTTTAACTACTTGATTCGCATATTCTTCAAGACTTGGATCAGGGGTGAAAAATGAGAAATCCGGCACTCTACTAGTTATAGGGTTAGAACCATAATGTTTTAGTGAGTGATAAAGTGATGGCGTGACTGGTCCATAGCGCCAAGCGCTTATGGGTTCTTGCAATAACCCAACTCCTCTATGTCCCAGCGAAATGCCATGGGCTATATAAGTAAGTTTTTGGGCTTGCATTGGAGTTAGTGGCCGCCCATTAGACAGTCCGAGCTCTATGAATTTATTAGCAATTTGTTCAGAGCTATACATACTCACCTCCTGCAACACTTACAACACGCCGCATGATTAACATAATTCAAGCTAACTTAACCAGTGTCATACGTCAATCAAAAAGCGCGCGAATTATAGAGACTTAACGCCCCATAATCAATGCCTTTTACTTTGAAAGCCGGGTGCAATAGCAGAGACTCAGGCAACCTCTATCTGTTTATTTACATTCAAAGACTTAGGATTATAAAAAGGCAGAGCAAAAATTCCGCGCGGCACCAGGTTTTTAACGCCGCCGATGCGAAAAGCCACTTCGTATCGGCGGAATTCGCTATTTAATGCCAGCTTTCATCTTGCCACACGTCCTGGATAATACCGTCCAGTCGCTCCCGGTCTGAGTCATCGGGGAAGCCCACAATTTCTACAACGGTTATCGACCCTTTTTTCACAGTCACGCGAGAATCTGGAAATTTACTTTTCACCCTACGGTTCAACTCACTTTCAAAGGCATCAACCATTTGTTGCGCCATCTTCTGCTCTTTGTTGAGCGTGATATTTATGTTCATTGTTCATTGAACCTCGTAGAAAAGATCATCTTCTTCTTTGTCGTTTTCCCTACTTGCTAAGTCAGCAATGATGGAGAGGGCGATTTTGAGATCTGCCGACTTACAATTAGCAATCAGAGATACTTCGGCAATGAATTGCACACATGCCCATTTATGCTGCGTTTGGTTGAACTGCTCACCAACCATAAGACCCTCCCTAAAAAATACTGTATATTCATCCAGTATATCAATTGAGAATGAAAATGAAAGAAAAAATGTGAGAAGGTTAAAGTTATGTATGTCTATGATATGAATAATAATAGCCACACCACTTTTCTACGCTTTTGATAGTTTTGCGACACGTATAAGAATTGCTCTTGCCTTTGAATCATGCGATGGGGCGGCTCTTAATAGTTCGCCGCGTGATGTACCACTGAACCACTTCCCGTTTAAACAACTTTTCCCGCCAGCCATTAAGTGCAGGGCTTCGCCCCGGCTAATCTTAATGCCGGTGTTCATTTGTGCTTTTTTAATCGTCCTGCCTATCGCTTCGCTTTGCTCTTCCGTTCCGTGCACAAACTCGCGCCGCCTTACCGGTTTTTTAACCCTGAGACGGTTCGTCAGCTCTCGCCTTTCGCGTCGGCTGAGTGGTTTTGATAAATCCAGCTCCGGTGGGGAGCTTTCGCTCCCCGTACAGTTATTGACAGAACTCCGAGAGGGCGCAGGAGCGCCCTTAACGTCAACGTCCAAATCAAGGGCGCGCTTCGGCACAATCTTCCATTGCGTCAGGCGCGTTAAAATTGGAGTGCCGGCACCGATGGCAGAGTCATAAACCCCACGAATACAGACAGTTTCCTCGCCGTACTGATTAAATTCGGCGCGCGCCTCATACAGCGTACGAACCTGCAGATCGTCACGACGCACAAATGGCCCACCTTGAGCATTGACGTAACCCGCCCAATCACCAACGTCAGCGGCATCATGTACAGCAGCAAATTCAACGCTTAGGCCATGCGCGGTCTCGGTATCAGCGAGGCGACGCAACTCACGGTAGACCGTTACCGGCGCACCGCCGATAAACTGAAACTGACGGATATGCCAGCGAGCCGCCCACGCAGAAACAGCGGGGGCAGTCTCTTTGAGTAACTCACCGCTTTCGTCATCGGTCTCGCCATCGAGGGCGTAACCGTCAATATTCTTAGAGATGTATTTAGCGACATAGCCGGTCGCACTGCCTTTCTCAGGGTCAATCGCTTCGGCGTGAAAACGTGCTTTTTGGGCTTTTTCGCTTTTCATTTCGTGATTGTCTTCTTGCCATGCGTAATCACGAATAATCCGACGAGCACTCTCGACGTCTTCAGGCAGCATAAACATCAGCATATGCCAATGAGGGGTGCCGTCATGGTGCGGCTCGGCGACGCGAATCCCGAAGATGCGGATCTCCTCCCGGTGCAGTTTCGCCCGGATACGAGCCCAAAGATTGGTAAGATAACCCTGCGTTTCGGATGGACTGGAGCCTTTCCATTTGGTGTTACGGTATCCCGCTTTGGTTGTCGCGTGATATTTGGATGGGGCTGTGATGGTATAGAATTCACCAACATAACCGAGCTCATTACAGATGTTTTCGAAACCACGAATACGGGTCATCAGTTCGCAACGACGGATCGCAGGATTGGCGACCGAGCCGTCATATTTCTCAATCAGGCTAATTCGGTTGCCTTCTTCATCTTCGAGCTCAAGCCCCTTAAGAAATTCACGCGTTCGACGTTTTTGCTCGCGCCAGTCAGTAACGCAGTTTTTGCTCGCGTAGGCGTGTTTTTTCTTGCTGACGTTACCGACAGCAATTTGCAAGTGCTCGCGCCATGATGAAGCGACACGGCGTAGATGGCCACGCCACCACTTTTCTGTAAACATGCGGATCACGGCAGGAGCGATGTCATTTTTATCGAAGAGTTTTTTTGCAACTCTTTCCCAGCGGGGAGGGGTGACATTGAATTGCAGTGCGATAAACCCGGCGTGCATGTACCAGGTATAAAGCGTTTTGAGTTCACCGAATCCAGCGTCGTCGATATTCGCCAGTTCTGAACGAATGAAGTTAGCGATGTCTACGGCCAGCAGGTCAATATCGGCGCGTGACATATCCGGGAGCCGGTTAAACCTGGCTATCATATTCACCATGCGTGATGCCAGATATTGCATTAACTGAGTATCGAAATGTCCGCCAAAGACAGCATTTGAAACATTAGTTTTGATGCCAGTGCATTCATATTTTTTTGCGACCAGTTCAAGGCGTGGCAATGCCTTTTTGCAAAAGCTTATTAAAAAGTCATTGGCTCGCTGACTGCCCTGCGTTTGCTCCAGTACGGTTGCTGTGCGGTTTACTTCAAATCGCACGCATTCTGGCTGATGCGCCAGCACCTTACGCGCATGCAGCAAAGCCGCGAACTTGCGGTCGCGGCGGTGCTGTTGCTCATAAGTAATATATGGGCTGGCTATTGCTTGTCGTGGAGCATTCCACAGGTAAGCATAAGCAATATTTGTCATCCGCACATACCGGTGTAATCGGGAGCGCCTGCCCGGTCAAATCCAACCCATAATTCTGATGTAGCGACTGCAATGATTTCTGAGGCGGATTTACCCTTCCCGGCAGCAACACCCATGCTGCGCTTTGCCGTAACACTAAATAGCTCAAAGCTATTAATATTTACATAGATGTCACGAATCAGTTCGGTATCGCTGTTTGAAGCAATAATCGTATGACCATTTCTAGCTTTTGCGCTAAGAGCTGAAACCAGCTTTCGCTGATCATCTTCAGTAAAGCCGGCTGAGTGATAATTGCTAAAGGTGCCGTCATAAGGCGGATCGCAATAGACAATATCCCCGGCGCGTATCATTGCGAGTGTTTCGTCATATCCTGCACAAATGAAGGTGGCGCGCTCAGCCTTTCCAGCAAAAGCCCAAATCTCATCATGAGGAAAATATGGTTTTTTGTAGTTACCATATGGCACATTAAATCCGCCGCTTCTGTTATATCGGCATAACCCTCTATAACAGTGCCGGTTGAGATACAGAAACGCAGCAGCTCTCCAAACACGGCCACATGATTTACTGTGATTAAAGCTATGGCGTATGCGCCTGAAATCATCGGCGCTGTTTTGCCTAAATAGACCACTTGCGATCGAAATGAAAAATTCAGGGTCTTCTTTAATCTGCTGATACATGTTGATTAAATCAGGATTAATATCAGCGACTAAATATTCGGGATAATCTGTTGCCATCATCACAGCGCAAGAACCCGCGAAAGGCTCAACCAGTCGCATGGCGGTAGTAGGGAAGTGTTTAAGCAACTCAGGCATGATGCCAGTCTTATTACCTGCCCATTTCAGCATTGTGCTCATTAGTGCATCTCCTGTGATTCATTCTCATAACGAGTGGCTTCACGGCGCAGCAATTCAGCCGCTTCAATACCGTTTAACCCTTTGTGGGCGATATGAGTTGCCAGCGCCTCAAGGCGGATAGAAACTGCGAGCGCGCGGCCTTTACGCTCTTCACGCTTGGCAATATCAATCACGGCCATCAGTGGATCGGATTCGGCTATAAACATTTTTGGTAATTCTTTCAGCATGGTATTTCTCCTGATTTCGGACAAAAAAATGCCCGGCGGGTTTACGCCATTTAATTACTTGGGGTAATTAGCTATAGCCTATAACGCGGACTGGTTTTTCTTTCAGTTGGGTGACCATTTCTGCCTGTAAATTCAGGCGGAATTCTTTGCAGCATTCCCAGTTAGGATCGACACGGAAAATTGCACCGTCACGGGTTTTTATTTCAAAGCCCTCTTCCATATTTGGAATTACAGCTCCGAGGATAATTCTCAATTCATCACGCGACATGGTTCACTCCTTTCAGAATAGAACGAGCAATACGAATAATTAAAAATACTGGCTTTATGGCTTTTTTACTGGTCAGCCCTTTTAACAATTCGGACTGATCGCGGCTCGGGTGCCAGCGCTTACCATCTTTTCCCATAATCCAACCATGACCGCAGTGCATGGCCGGGCTCTCACCAACGAGTAACGATGCAAAACTTGGCGCTTCCATTAAACCTCCAATAAATGTCGGGAGGTTTAACCACGCCCGACCCGTGGTATTCTGGTGTTTCGACACAGCCAGAAAGGAAAAAACATGGAAAATAACAATCAGAAAGATCAGGCATTAACCGATTTCATTAAAGTCACAACTGAGATCAATGAGGTGACACGTAGCCGCGTCTCTGCTCATGATTTATTTCTTCGCGCTATTTTTGATGCTCTCTCTCCAGAGCAAAAAGAGAGTGTGTTGAATAATCTCAACATCAAAACCTCTCACCTCAGCGCCCCAGCCGCAACTGTGACAGAAGATATGCGGTTTGAGCTCTTTCAACTGCTACCCGAGCTTTTATTGCGCTCGAAGCTGAATTAAGTAAGGTTTTACATTCTTTGCAGGAACTAAGGCAGCTGGCGAGTTTTTGACTTCCGCTGCTTTCTATTTTTCTTTTCATAACCACCTCAAATCAAACCAAAAGAAGCACCGATGCCGCTCACGGTATCGACTGCGCTCGCCATTGCTGGATTCGCTTGGAGCCGAGCCTGTAACGCGAGGGCGGTAAGCGACAGCATCCGAATACCGGCGTTAACGCTCTCAATCATGTTGCTCTTACGAGACGGGGTGAGACGTTCTGTTGATACAGCACCGCTCGCCAGTTCGCCCAGCTCACTCATAGCGCGCATGACATAGGTTTGCATTTTGTCTTTTGCCAGCTCGTTGACCGGTACACATGGAAGACAGTGAATCTGAGCGAGAAAACCATCGACGAGGGTCGAGTCTTCGGTCAGGTCTGTCAGCGTCCAAATCTCAATGGGTGTTAACTGGTGCGGCTGCTCCGGGTTGAGCTTGTTGTAAAGCGTGTGCGGCTTGATATTTGCCTTGATAGCCAGCTCTTTAACGTTATGGGCCTGAGCGAACTTTTGGCATGCGTCATTGAAGTGTGAATGTGACGAAACGCGAAAATCTAACATGCTGTGGCTCCTTCCAACTTGCAAAATCAAGTTACTGAAACACGGCGTAACGTGAATTAAGAGCCTGAGCGAGCAAACGCGTGCGGAATGCGATCATGTTGATACGACCTAATCCACCTTCGCGGGTACGTGGCACTGTCAGCAATTCACCGCGTTTAACCATCTCTTTGACCGTGTTCAGGCTGCAACCATACTGCTGCGCGAACTCGTCATATGACAGGAAGTCAGGGCCGGATGGGATTGCAATTTGAAGATTCATAGGTGAATATCTCCGGTTAGGTTGCTTTTTGATATGTTTTGGCACATTTGCGGTGTGTCGAAGCAAAGATTAATCCCGAAATTGGTATTTGTAAACCTGATTTCAATAATTGATGGTGTTATTTATGGGGTTTGATGCTGGTGATGTAAGGCAGGTTATTGAAAGAATCCTTAGTTCTTATGGAGTTAGGAATCGACAGGCGTACTCTGAAATCACTAAAGTTCCGCTTTCAACAATTAGTAATTGGGTAAGAAGTGGGAGAGTGCCTGGCGATTATCTCATTCAGTGCACATTGGATACGGGAGCAGACCTTAAATGGCTCATGGAAGGGGTTGAACTTACAAATGTAAGATTTGAGTCGGGCCATTATCCTATGCAGGGAATGAGACTGATGGAGGCAATGCTAAACTCTGGCGGGAAAGAGATTCTGCAACGCATCATGCAGGCTTACGGTTTCACTATGCAAAAGGAACTGGGCGACCATCTCAATATACCATCAGGAACAATGAGCGCTTGGGTTCGACGCGACCACTTCCCCGGCGATGTAGTTATTGTCTGTGCGCTTGATACTGGCGCATCGCTTTACTGGCTGGCGACTGGCATTGGCTCCATGAATGATCAACACGCTAATGTGCAACGAGAGCAACTTAATTCTCTCCCCGCAGGTCTAAAACAAATCACTAAATACAGCATTCAGACGGGTCAGCTTTCTGATAATGGAGCTTGGTTCTGCGATGAGTCATTGATTGAAGTTGGTGTGAATAATCCTGTTCTGGTTGAGAAAACTGGTCAGCGTTGGCTTGTGGATCTGGATGCTAAGAATATCGCAAACGGAAGGTGGCTTATTGACGTTGATGGCACCTGCGACGTTTACGATGTTGCCCGGCTTCCCGGCAATCGCCTGACAGTTAAACATGGCGCCTCTCAGTTTGAATGTCTTGTCGATGAAATCAAATGCGTCGGCATGGTCTTCCTGACATTAAGCAAAAGCATTTAATCATGGCCGTAAAAAAACTTTCATCCGGTGAGTGGCTTTGCGATTTTCGCGTCGATGGCCGAGATAGCCGTCGCGTGCGTAAACGATTCGCCACTAAAGGGGAGGCGGTTGCTTACGAACAGTATTACCGCGACGAAGCTGCTAATAAACCGTGGATGTCCGAGAAAGAGGATCGCCGAAAGCTGAGTGAGTTAATCATGCTCTGGCATAACCTCCACGGGCAGGCCTTAGTCGCTAGCAAGTCACGCTTGGCTAAACTTCATATTATCTGCAATGGACTTGGCGACCCGGTAGCCTCACAGCTTACTGCTAAAGACTGGGCTCATTATCGAGACCGTCGTCTTCGTGGCGAAATCGATAATGGCTATCACAAAGACCCGGCAAAATGGGTAGCGAAACCTATCACCGTTAACCGTGAGCATCATTATCTTGAAGCGGTTTTTAATGAGCTAAAAAGGTTAGGGGAGTGGACTTTACCTAACCCGCTCGACGGGGTTCGCGTGTTCAAAGAAGCTGAAAAGGAAATGTCATGGCTCACGCGTGAACAAATCCCCCTTCTCCTGCAGGCTTGTGAAAGATATGGAAAACCTGACCTGACGATGATTGTTAAGGTATGCCTGGCTACTGGTGCGCGCTGGGGTGAAGCGGAAAGGCTTAGTCGTTCCCAGCTATCCCCGTACAAACTCACCTTCACAAAAACGAAGGGAAAAAAGAACCGCACCGTTCCGATCCCGAAATGGCTTTATGATGAATTGAGCCATCGGCAGGGCAAAATGTTTAAGCCCTGCTATCAAGAATTTAAAAAGATGCTTTTGCTCACCAATATCGAGCTGACAGAAGGGCAAAAAACGCATGTGCTCCGGCATACGTTCGGCTCCCATTTTATGATGAACGGCGGAAATATTCTGGTACTACAAAAGATTCTCGGACACGCTAACATCCGCGAAACAATGAAGTATGCGCACTTTGCCCCTGACCATCTTGAGCAGGCCGTCGAGCTGAACCCATTGAACGACATAATGTCCACAGAGTGACCACGGAGCATGTGCGAAGATGTGCTAAACTGTACCGAGGATGTGCGTAACCAATTGTTATTCTTATAAGTTATTGTTGTTGAAAGTATATGAATAAAAGCGTCTGAACTAAGATTCGCTTAAGCGACATCCTGTTAAAAAGGGCTGACCGAAAGGTTGGCCCTTTTTTTATCTCATCCTCTCTCTCGCGTTAACCCTTTCGACATAAATCGTTTACAATACCCCCGCTTTACTGGAGGGATAATGACGTTAAATCGGCAGCTAAAAAGATGGCAACGCGCAGCGGCATGGTCCGCGCTGTTTGCGATCCTGCTGATCGTTGTCGCGCCGTTAATTTCAGTATCGCTCAATAGAGATCCCATGAGCGCCATGCCCGGGATGCACCATGAAATGAGCATGGCAGAGCATCATGCGATGCCCCATGACATGCCTCACGACATGTCTCACAACACACCAGAAAGCCTGCCTATCGATCACGCTGAAGCCTGTGGCTACTGCGTTCTCCTGGCGCATGTTCCAGGGCTACTCCTGGCGCTGGTTGTGCTGCTTGCCGGAATGTTGTTAAGACAGCGGGTCACCCCAGCGCGGCCGGTTGTTAAACACTGGTACTTCTTCCCCTGGCTTTACCCTGATACGCGTGCACCGCCGCGCCGGTCTGCTTTTTCCCTTTAAAAATACAATCGATAACTTTTTGCCTTAAAAGGAAAAGTATGACTACCTGCACTCCGCGCGCGGCATGGGGCAACCTATTACGTCGCTTACACTTTTACGTTGGTCTGTTTGTCGGGCCCTTTATCTTTATTGCCGCGCTCTCCGGCACGCTGTATGTCGCCACCCCACAGCTGGAAGAGGCGCTTTATCACCATGCCCTGCATACCGATTCACAGGGGCCTGCGCGGCCGCTGGCAGAGCAAATTGCTGCAGCAGACAAGGTGACGGGCGGCGAGTTGCGTCTGTATGCTGTACGTCCGGGTTTGGTTGCGGGCGAAACCACCCGGGTCATGTATGCCGACCCTGAACTGTCTGCCTCTGAAAACCGGGCGATTTTTATCGATCCTGTGAGCCTCGCCGTTCGGGGTGATATGACCGTTTACGGTACCAGTGGGATCCTGCCACTGCGTCAGAAAATTGATTACCTGCATCGCTCGCTGCTGCTGGGAGATGTTGGCCGCCTGTATAGCGAGCTGGCCGCCTCACGGATGTGGATTGCGGCCCTTGGCG